CCCTCATTGATTGAGGATTCGCGCGTAATGAAGCTGTTCTACGATAAACTTCGGGCTTCTGGAGTGTTTCACACGGAAACCGCGCCCTGGCCTATGAATTAAGGTAAGGTTGTGTTGTGTTGTGTTGTGTTCTGTTAGGTTAGGTTAGGTTATGCTGTGTTAAGTTAAGGTTTGTCAGAAAAAGCGATCTCTTTTTCTGACTTGACAAATACTGCCGGTGATGTATGCTTGAGTAAAGGAGACAAGCATGACCCAACCTTTAGTTGCATATTATCGTGTCAGCACCCGACATCAAGGGGACACCGGCTACGGACTTGATGCACAGGTTCGCGATGTGGATTTTCTACGCCAACGACTTAATACATCCGTTCTTGACGAATTTAAGGATATTGAGTCTGGTAGCAGGTGTAATCGTCCTGGTCTAATGGCAGCGATTACCAGATGTAAGTCTACGGGAGCTAAACTTTGTGTGGCAAAACTTGATCGTTTGACCAGATCACTCCACTTGCTTCTACAACTTCGAGACGCGAAAGTTCCTTTTGTTTGTGCTGATAATCCTGATGCAAACGAGTTGACGATTACCCTATTATGCGTGATTGCCGAAGACGAATTGCGACGAATCAGGGAGCGGACTTGCGCGGGGTTAGCATCGGCGAAACGGAGGGGTGTGCTTCTGGGGTCTGCCCGTCCTGGTCATTGGGAGGGTCGCGAGCATCTTCGAGGGTGGAATGCCGGATTACAGGAATATGCCAAGCAAAAGTCGGCAGAAATCCGACACTGCTATGAACACCTTCTGCCTCTCATTGAAATGATGCGACAACGTGGCGACACATATCAGCAAATAACTGATTGGCTCAACTCGAAAAGCTACAAGACGAGCAAAAATCGACCATTTAGCAAGTCGGTCGTCCATGAAATCACGGTTCGATACCTGGGAACTGTCGAGAAAACTACTTTGGGAGCCTGATTTTCACGAAAAATAGCTATTTTTTCGTGAAAACTACACTAAAACTACGCTAAAACCCTGAAAAGAGGAAGAAAAGAGGTCACAATGAACCGTACTTACGTTGTCCGCCTGGTCCTGCCGGATGATTTTCTCGCTTTGGACGCGAAGACCCGCGAGCTACTTCAATTATTGAATCTCGGTGGCGTTGTCAAGACGCTTCGAGACGACTATGAAGGCATGTGCATTGACATCTTGCCGCCGGCCCAGATATCGAGCAAAGAGTGGGCTGATGCTCTGGTTTCTGATTTTGAGAACTGCGGCTACAATGCGGTGCGAGCACCGAAATGTTCGGTCGAATCATTTCAGCCTGCAAAAACCTATCAAATTGGCGACGAAATTCGCCTTCCAGGCAATATTTTGGCCGTTATCACGGCAAAAGAGCCCTGATTATAACAGAAAACAGGCGAAAATCGACTATGTTTGACTATATTTGGGGTTAAAATGGCTGGAATGTCGTTTGACTTTTCAAGTAATTGTGTTATCATATAGGTAGGAGACGAATATGACAGCTATCAACCGCGAGCAATATCTACTTAGTTCGCTCGACCTTTTCCGTCCTCTCTTCGAGTCGAAGGGCTCTCCTGTCCCGACGAAGGTTCGGGTGTCCTGTGGCTGGCCGTCACGAAACGCCCTTGCCAAAAAGAAACCCCGAGTTGGGGAGGCTTGGAGTTCAAAGTGCTCCAGTGATGAGACTTTTGAGATTTTTGTCAGCCCTTCGATAAAGGAGGCCCGCGAGGTTCTGGCTACGTTGGTTCATGAAATGGTCCATTGTGCGGTTGGTGTTGAGAAAGGGCATCGAGGTCCGTTCAAGAAATTAGCACTAGCTGTCGGTTTGGTGGGTAAGATGACGGCAACTACCGCCGGTGACGAACTTTTACGGGAAATTGATGCGGCTATCGTTCAGGTTGGTCAATATCCCCACGCCGAATTGAAGTCGAGTACTAAGGAGAAGAAACCCCAGGTCTGTCGCCAACTCAAGGTCATTTGCAAAGAATGCGGCTGTATCTGCCGTATGAGTCAGAAGTGCATCGATGATCCGGGATGTCCGATTTGTGCGTGCGGCGGTGCGATGGAACCAGAGGAATCGGATGATGACGTGTGAAGAGAAATGGGAGAGTATTGAGCCCGGCAGCATTGTGCGGTTGAAAGACGGCACTCGCCTCCTTCGTATATCATCATTTAATTGGTTTAGTCCAACTATTGATTTATCAACTGGGCGCCAAGGTGTTGTTGGTGAATATATGATTCTTAGCGAAGTTTACACCGATCAGTTTGAAGCGGAATTATGAGAATTTTTGTCTGCGCCGCTTTAGTGCAACAAACGCAACATAGCGTTTCTTGAAATCAACACGCAAAATCAGAACCGCGCAAAAGTCAAGCGGTTTCTGGCCTCCGGCAAGATTGGCACGGCACATGCTTTGTTGCAAGTCGTCCAAACCGGAGAACATGACTTGATATGGAAAACGACCGGGCAGGTTGCCGCAGACTACGGCGTAACGCCGCAGACCATTCGTAGGTGGATTGTTAATGGGGATTTCGAGCACACAAAGCGAACCGAGGGCGGGCATTACCGAATTGGTTTTGTCCCCGACGCCGAACTGCGCGTCGGATACGCCCGCGTCTCGTCACGCAAGCAACGCTCGTCGCTCGAAGAACAAAAGCGGCAACTCAAAAAAGTCTTCCCGAAAATCGAAGTCTTTGCCGACATCGGCTCTGGTTTCAATTTCAAACGAAAAGGATTTGTTGCCCTATTGGAACGAGCGATGTCCGGCATTGCAGTCCATGTTGTGGTGTCCAACAACGATAGATTGTCTCGCGTTGGACTTGAATTCGTCAGAGCCATCTTTGAACGCTCTGGTGGATCGGTCACAGCACTTAATAAGTCGAGTGATAGCCCCGATCAATTCAGCACCGAAGTGCTTGTCGGGTTTATCACCAGTTTTTGTAACGCCTACTATGGACGGCGCTCGGCCCGAGTCAAAAGAAGTAAGTCGAAAGATCAGGCTCTTTCCAACAAACTTGCCCAAGTGGTTTGAGTTGCTCACGGCCGCGCGGCGGGCCTACAACATTTGCATTGCGGCTTTCAAGACTTGGACGAAGGGTGAGCCTCACGAGACCGACAATCAGGTTACGTTCCGGGTTAAAGTCAGGGAGGCGGTTTTAGCCGAATTCCCCGAAGTTCCCTCGGTTTTGCTCGATGAAGCGGTCAATTCCGCCTACCTCACGCGAGCCGCCATCATACGGAAGCGGAGCAAGGGCGAGGAATGTGACTACTCTTTCCGTAGACGGAAAGACAACAAACAATCGTTCGTGGTTCAGCGGCTTGCCAACGGCGGGCCGTTCCCCACGATGTTGGAGGAACATCTTACCGAGGCCATCCCAAGTGAGGCCATCGGTAAAATGGCAAGTGTAGTTTGGGAGTGTGGTCGTTGGTTCCTGATTTGCAAGGTCGCGGTAAAGGTAAGTGCCGAAAGCCAAGGCAAGTTGACCGTAGCTTGTGACCCCGGCGTCAGAACCTTCCTCACGACTTACTCCCCGCGTGATTGTGCGAAGATCGGAAAAGGATTTGCAGCGAAGATACATCCGATGCTCTTGCGACTTGACAAGTTGCTTGGGCAGCGGAAGCGTTTCTTCAACTCGGCACCAAAAGCATGGAAGCAATGTCACCGCGATAGGTTTCGGTATTTCCAGAAACGTATCTACTCGATACGCAACAAAATCCAAGACCTAACGCTTGACTTACATCGACGAGCGGCCGACTTTCTCACAAAGAACTACGACGTGATTTTGTTGCCGACGTTTGAAATGTCAGAAATGACCGCCAAGCAAAAGCGGAAGATCACGTCACGCACCGTTCGGCAAATGCTTTCGCTTGGTCACTACCAATTCAAGCAATACTTGGGTTGGATAGCATACAAGCGTGGCAAGGTGGTGTTGGTTGGTAGCGAAGCCTACACGTCCAAGACCGACTCGCGGAACGGCCAGATAGTGGAACTTGGTCCGGCGAAAACGATCAACGGACTATGCAGGGATGTAAACGGTGCCCGTGGACAATTCCTACGGGCGTTGGCAACTTGAGCCAGAGAAACCCCATATTCGCAGCAGAAATGTTGCGTTTGTTGCGTCTCAAATCAAGTGAACACGACATTCAAATGATCAAGAATATGTGGAAGTACGGTGACAAACCAGGATACGTTACAAATGACACAAGACGTATTTGTGATAGTTGATTGCCGGAGAGGTTCTCACGAACTTTATGGCAATGTCTGGTACTCGACTGAAGCCTTGGCAGCCGCTATGGCAGACCAGATTCGACAAATAGCTCATTGTTTAACAACTGAGATTGTGGTTGTGAAATTGAGGAGAATTGAGTGATACCCATTCCCGAACTTCGCGTTACGATTACTCCGACTGCCGAAGAGTATCAGGCTGGAAATAAAAGTGGAAAACCATTTGACAAGTAACTTCCTTATGATAGGATTTAAGTATGAGTGATCGTGATGCAGTTTTGTTTATTCTTCGAGCCATTCCCGGCAAGAAGGTAGTGACTGTTGATGGATTCAAGTTCACCCTCGACAAGCCGAACCCGACCGTTGACAAGCGGCTGGTCAAGCTGTTGGAGAAACTTGACGTTCCAATCGAAATCACGATTAGCCGTCAGCTTGATGATACTTACCTGAATGAGAAGGGCAAGGTCAAGAGGTGGTTAGTTATCTATGGCTTGTTGCTGGATGACATCAAGATTGAGGTCATCACGGATGAATACCTCCGATCGCGCCACAAGAAAGCGGACGGCGTTGTGTTTGAAACTCTCGACCTTCATGCTTTGGTAGCGGACCAGCTAGCCAAAGCTGGTGGCCAGATTGGGGAGGCGGCTTCGGACGCTTACAAAGCGAATCTCAAAATTGGTGATTTTGATGGTGCTCTTAATGCTGCTGTTGATGCCGCCTACGACACCGTGAAGAGGATCATAAATGAGTAAGTTCAACTGGGCTCCTCTTGTTTTTATTCAATCTGTATTGCTGGTGCTTGCCGGCCTGGATTTGGTTTTCAAAAACGATGTGGCTTCGGCAGTGCTTTTCATTGTCATCTGTGTCGTTACAATCATACTCAGCATCGGTGTGCTGGCAATCGGCGCGCTGAGCAAGCAGGCCGGGAAATTGGAAGGATCGGGACAGAAGGAGGACGCCGAAGCCCTCGCGATTCTTGGCACTTATATTCTCGGTGAGGAGGGAGATGTACCGACTATTATCACCTATGAGCGAGAGGCTATTCAATGGGCCTATAACCGGATGCAGTATCGGCACGCTCAACTCGATACGGACTTATTGGCTTTGGAACGATTGATGAAATCGAAAGAGTAACCATGAGCAACTTTCTCTGTATTCAGAATCCTGGCGTAGCCCCTGTCGAAGGCTTCACTCTTCTCGGTGTATCTACAACCCGTGATTGCGGTGTGGAAGGTACGGTCGGGCAATTCGGCAGTGGCAATAAGCACGCTATCAATGTGCTGCTGCGAGCCGGGCTCAAGGTAATTGCTTACTGCGGCAAGACCCGTCTGGATTTTCAGACTCGCGACGACGAGATTGATGATGGGTTGGTTCGCAAGCTGATCAAGCGGGTGGTTTGCAAGATGGGCGGTACGTCCACCCGGACAATCGACCTTGGCTGGGTGCTTGATTTCGGCGCAATCGACTGGACTGATCTCGGTATGGCGCTGCGCGAGTTTATCAGTAATGCCATTGATCGAACGATTCGTGAGGAGAACGGCGAGTTTCTTCCTGCGGTGGAAGACTGCCGCCTCTCTGTATCGACGGTAGATGAGATTCAAGTCCGGGCAAAGGATGGCTATACCCGCGTCTATATTGAGGTCAATGAAGCGGTGACTCGCTATTGCACTGATTTGCCCAATCGTTTCCTGCATTTTTCAGCGGACCCGAGCCAGGTCAAGAAATCATTCCTGCCGAAAACTGACCGTAATCTCAGCGGCAAGAAAACAGCCGTTATTTATCGGGCTGGCGTGTTTGTCCGGGAAATTGAGGAGTCTGACGAACAATCGGTTTACGACTACAATTTCAAGCCGAATGAATTAGCAATCGATGAATGCCGCAATTCCAGTGATTACACGATTAAGGCGGCGATTGCCCGCCTGTTTCGTAAGGCTTCCATACCAGAGTTGGTTCCGGTTTTTGAGGCACTTGTGGAGCAACGTGAGACTTTTGAGAATCGCTTGGATGGCGATTACATCATGCCGTATTGGGACACGCCCAAGGAAGAACAGAAGAAAAATTGGCAGCAAGCCTGGCAGGCTGTGGCAGCCGATGCTGTGATGTGCAGTCCCTCGGCCACGATAGTCGGGTTTGTGCAGCGAAAGGGACACGCCGTTAAGCCAGTGAGTGCGGATGGCTTTCGGAAAGCTGCCGAGCGTTTCGGTATTCCTACCGAGAGAACAGTGCTAAACTCGACTGAGCAGAAAGGCCGTGAGAAGATTCCTGCTACTCAGGCGGCTCTGTCGGCGGTAGATACGATCTGGTCACTTCTGGTCAAGCTGAACTTGACTAATGGTAAAGAGAAACCGCCTGTCGGCTGTTTCCGCGATGTTATGAGTGGCGGCGAGCGGCTATTAGGTTTTTGCGATAGTGAAGGCGTATATTTATCACAGGATCATGCCTCCGGTATGACAAAAAGCGTCTTGAAAACAGCCCTTGAAGAATGCACCCACTGGGTTACAGGCTCAACTGATATGTCGCGAGATTTTCAGGACTACCTTTTGAATGTCATCATTGAGTTGAATGATCGCGTGCTTAATAGTCAGGTATAGCCATGGGTGTGAAAGAGTTATTGCAATCAATCGAGGAGAAGCAGGAGGAGCGGAAGAAACTGTTGGCAACGTTGCATCTATGGTCACAGGTTCAGGGGCAGCAAATACGGGTTAGCGATGTTAAATGTTTTGGATTTGATGAGCGGCTGCTAACATCTGATGATTTGATTACCGCCTATAAAGCAGCAAAAAACGGAGAGCCTGATCCGGTGACGGGCTACTGGATGCGGTTTGGTAATAAGGCACACTATCGCGGCCATAGATTGTATAACGGGAAACTTCAGTGTATTGTCTACAACTATGTGCGTTTTCATAGCGGCGAGAAAATCCAATTAAAACCAATGCTAAAAGCTCCGGTATGACGTATGCAGCTTACTGGGAAGATACGAAGAGGTCGATCTTCCGAAACAAGTCACGAAGGCTAGTGAGACGTTCTCTCCCTCGCGGGTCGGCTGTTGAGGTAAGCTGGCATAGTACAATAGGTCGTATCGATGGCGGCGACGAGTTTGAATTTGCCTTTTTTCGGGCAAAAGGTCGTCGAATCATTGTGATTCCCGATCCAGGTAAAAGAAAAAGCCTCAAGACTCATATTGAGTCTTGAGGCTTTTGTAAATGGATTGTGTTAATCCATGTGTTCCATATCACCGCTATGGAATTTTTGTGTGCCTTGCACAATGCAGCCCCAATGGTCCCAAAGTAGACCATCTACGCTCTTGTCATGCCAGCGAAGCATGAGTTCTGTGTTGCTTAGCCATGTCCATTTGTAGGAAGCCGGATCAGAGAAGATAATTCGGTTAGCATCGTAGCCAATGGCGACGGCGAAGTGGCCGTCATCAAAGTCATGGGACCAGTCGGTGCCGGCCGGCGTTGTGTCGCCTTCTCGCCAGGCTTGAAGGTTGATGATTACTGGCTGGTTGTCGTCAATAGCTTGCCTGATACGGTCGAGAGTCATGCCGTTATAGGCAGATACTACCAGATTGAAACGGCCGCAAACACGAAGGATGCCGCGAGGATCAGTACCGGCCTTGGTGATGTCAGCAATTTTCCAGATTTGGTCTTCACGCTCGTCGATGCCATAGTAGGCAAGTACCGTTGTCAAAGCACTTGCACCGCAGTCGTAATCGTAAATTTGACGGTGCTCGGGGAAATCGAGGATTTTCACTGTTTTACCTTTCTTTGTTCGGTTGCTTCCTTGATCATTTTGTCGATCACGGCGGCCTGTGCCATGAAAGTTTTGTTTCTGCTGTTTGCTTTCTTAAAAGCAGCACACTCAGGGTGACTTGCATCAAGCCTTTTTTTCATTAACGACGTATAGATGTCGATAGGGGGCGGTGCTGGATGCGTGTCGATGATGTATCGTCCTGATGGGATGTAGCCGTCAAGGCACAGGACGTTGAGTATCAAAGGGACATTGCTGCAAAAATGACCGTCACGAAGAGCCTGGGCTTTTTGTTCTAGGTTTTCAGGTACGGCCGCCTTCACGTAGTATTCAGGACACTGCCCTGGCACAACACCAGCACACCGCAGGAAATTATAGTGCTCGATGTGGAATACTTGATATAAATAGTCGATTAGCGCCTTCATCTTGACGCGATAGATTGGCAGTTGCAACATCGGCAATCTTGGTCTACTTGTCGGCCGTGGCGGTAGTTTCTGACGCTTTCTACGAAAACGTGGCATCAGGTCTTCTCCGAAAACTCGAAAGCGTGTGGGTTTTTGGCATCGAGAGTAATCATGATGTTGTATAATTCATCTTCGAGTCGGATGCAAACACCCTCAATAAACTCATTTGCCTGGATAAAAGCCACGCCAAAGGCTACTTCTGGCCGATTGTAGAGTTTTTCGTGGATGTTGGGGGTTAACAAGCCGAAGGGATTGTTACCGCGTCGATAGAGGATTATATACTTACGTTTCGGCTGATGATTGTCGCTCATTCTGGCTCCTTTAATGGAATCGCTATTAGATAGTCGTAAAAAATATCTACTGGCCGGAGTTTTCTGGATTTTTTTTCGGTTTTACTGTAGATTTTGCCGGATTTTCTTTGTGACGCTAAAAAAACCTCTAGTTTGAGTGTTTCTTATATGTGGCAGGGATTCTATCTTCATTCGGCAGTGTGAGGTTACTATGGATCGCGTTACTGACCCCGCCGACCCGACACGTTGTAAAGGGTCGTGTGGACACGCGCAATGTTGGAATAGAGCAGTAAGCGGCTATGATTTTTGCCGTATTCATGCTCCCGACGCCAAAGACAAAGCAGCCATGGAGGATGTGCGGGGTTATTTGCTGGCTAAGATAGATGACCGAGTTCGTTTGGCTCAGTTGTCGGAGAGTGATGAATTAAAGGATATGCGGCGTGAAGTCGGTTTTATCCGAATGATGATTGAGCGGTACTGGAATACAATAAAGAGCGACAATGATCTTATTCAACGTTCCGGGGCGATTAACGCCTTATTTCTGACTCTTGAACGGATGAATAAGTCACAGCAACAGATGGAGGAGCGACTACAATCGCTAATAGGTCGCTCGAAGGTGATTGCTCTTGCTCAAGAATGGGCAAAGATTATTATGGATGAGTTAGAGGTTCTACCAAATCATGAGCCGGTTGCGGAGCGAATTATACATCGAATTCTAGGGACGATGAGCAGAAAGAATAAACTACTAGAAGCACCGATTGATGTTCAATCCAGCGAAGGGTAATCATGGAGTTTCCAAGGTGGTGTGCGTGTGGCAAACTTATCACCTTCACCAATGAAACTCGCTGTGAAGATTGCTATGCTGACGACATGCGAAGGATGAGAATTCACGGGAAATCACCCTATCACGAGCAAGGCATACCACGAAACCCAGAAAATACCTACGAAAAACTAATGGCCCGGAGAAGCGCTGATGATTCCATTCCGCCGACATCCAGACCACCAGAGAATTAAGCCAGGTGATGTTATTGGCTTTAGCGGGGAGAGTTTCACTGGAGACATTATTAACATTGGAACCTATGGAATTCCGCGTTGGGATTTGAGCCACGTCGGGATTATGGGGGAGGCCGCAAATGGTCGCCTGCTACTGTTTGAATCCACAACACTCGACCCCCTTCCTTGTGAAATCACAGGGAAACCTTTTAATGGAACGCAAGCGCATCAGCTTGATTCCGTCGTGCAAAACTACCGAGGAAAAGTTTGGCATTACTCCTTATATCGACCGCTCTATGGTTACGAAGCCGGGCGTCTCACAAACTACTTGACGAGTATGATTGGAGTGCCTTACGGTAAGATAGAAGCCGTTCGTTCAGGGGGTGAGTTGTTTTCATTTATTGAGTCGTTTTTGCACCCAGCCGATATGCACCATGTCTTTTGCAGTGAGTATGTAGCAGCGGCTCTTGCTCGCATTGGTCTGTGGCCGACAGATAATGCCGGAAAGTGGAACCCGAATAAATTAACACGTCATCTTCGGGCTGCTGGTGTTTTGGTTTGCGCACGGAGAATCAAATGAAAAAGTACGTGTTGTTGTTGTTGTTGCTGCTGTTATTTGCTGGTTGTGGTCAGCCGCCGAGGCCCTTTGTAGAATGGCCGACAGTCAACCCTCCTCTCATTTTTCGACAAGAGAACTGGGCAGTTGGTAGAGAAGGCTCATGTGTTGTTGCAACGACAATTACACTGTTGCGATGGCAAGGTCATTGTCAACTGGCCGAACGTTTTCGTCAGAAGTATGAAGGCGGCGAGTATCCTGAGAAATTAGCAGCACAGATGGAAGCTGAGGGTATTCGATATGCATACACATCAGAGAAGAATGACGTAGCTTTTTTAGAGTGGGCTATTCGCACACGGCGAGGGTGCGGTGTTACGATAGAAGGCGGCAGCCACATGGTCGCTCTTGTTCATTTGGATAAGAAATGGGCCGGGCTGCTTGACGACAATGATGTTTCACACTATGTTTGGCTTCCGCGTGAACGTTTTCTTGCTGAGTGGGCCGCGAGTACAAGTTGGGCCGTTACGCCAATTTATGATCCTGCTGCCCCGCTTCCTCCAAAATGAGAACCCCTAACCTAGCGAGGTGATTTCGATGTTGCGTTTTGTTTTTAGTCTGTTGGCTGTTTTAGCAGCCACCCTGTTTGCTGCGTTTTGCCACGGTGCTGACAACGGTGTGATTGTCCAAGAGCGTGTCATTAACTTGCCGACTGACCAAGGCAAATGGTATCTGTCTGTTGTCGGTGACCCGCGAGACCCCCGTTTCTTGGAAGTCTCTTCCTGGTTCGACACGAATATTCATCTAGTCAATTTGAAGAATAGTACCCATTTCAATTCCGTGACCACCGGTTCGGCCATCTATGATGAGCGCTACGCGCCTAATACGCCGGCCCTGCCCATGGTACGACTACAGAACAGTGAAGGCATCGTCTATTCGCAGATTTGCGGCAGCGATTTGCCCGCCAGCGCCGAAGCGCTTAACGGTATGATCGTCTCGGAGGTGCGCGCTGGCCCTGTGACCGACAGTATCTTCCCGCTATTGCCGTGGAGACGAAACCATAACTGTCCCACGCCCAAACCGGAGCCCAAGGTCGAACCCGTACTTCCCCAGCCTGTAGCCCCGCCTCTTGACAACAAGAGCGAACCAGTGCTGGAAGATGACGGCCTCGCGCCGACGTGGCTTCTGTTCTTCGTCTGTCTCACCGGCTTTGTCGCCGGGTCCGTCTACTCGGTCGTGACAATGACCAAGAAGAACTTCAAAACTACCTGATCACCCATTAACCTCCAAGGGAGAGAAAACAATGAGTCCTGCGTTTGTAATTCTAGTGCTGGCATTAGTGCTGTCAATCCTGATCGGTCGCGATCTGACCAAGTGGGCCATCGGCGCGAGCAAGAAACTTGATGAGAAGAAACGGGCCGCCCAAACTCTGGCCGCGAAGCTGCGCGACTACGGGCTGAAGCAGATTCCCGCGATGCTCGAAGATTTTGTGGTCGGCGATTGGACTGATATGGTGAACAATATTCACGATTTCGCCCGGCTTCTCAATATTGGCGGCGATGACGCCATTCTCAAGGAATTGGATTCGACTTTCCAGAACGTGCTCGATAAGAAGCTGAGCACTCCCGAGGGCTTGGCGTATTTGCAAGCGAAGGTCGCCTCAGCGACCCAGCCCACCCCTCCGGTAAAGTCGTAGTTTCACCCCGCTTACCAACTCGGCCACTCCCTAACGGCTTGAAAAGTCGTTAGGGTGGCTCTATTAACATGGGCAAACGAAAATGTCGCAACTGCCCCGATAAGCCTGTTCCGATTAAAGTTATACCGTTCCCAAAAGGGTCGGATTCAGCGCGACTTTGGCAGCAGGCAATCTTTACTGCTCACAGTGTTATCGAAATGATGACCGGTTACAGCCTTCTTGGCGTGGGTGGTGAGCAAATCCCTCAGCTTCGCCGATTATCGGAGAGGCTAAACCAAGTAATCAAGAACTGTGAGGAGCGAAAATGAGAATTCTTGTACCGCATAGCCGTGAATATCCACTGACAATGCTGGTCATCTTAACGCCGACGCAACAGATAAGCGTGAAGTTGGATGCGTCACATCAATTTTATGATTTTGACGTGCCTGACGGCTTTACGGAAGATCATATTGCAGTCTATTCGGCTTTTCTCGGCGCTAATCAGCGTCAGGCTTACGGCTGCGGTCCAGTGCTGTTGAAAGCTGCAAAAATTGAGGAATCTGATGTCCAAAAAGAAAGTGAAGCCGAAGCCGTTGAAGCCGGAGCCGATGCCGGAACCGATGCCGGAACCGACGCCGGAGCCGAAACCCCTGTTTCCGATGCCGTTGATACCGATAGTACCGACGCCCCCGCAGCGTCCGTACCCGAGCAAGCGACCGCCGATGCTTCCGCCGAACCCGCAGAATCCACTGCCGATTCTGCCGATGCCGACACCAATTCCACCGCCGCCCCCACCTCCGACTCACCGGAAATACGAGTTCTGGATGTGAAACGGAAACGACGTGCATGGTCGGCCGACTAGAATATGAGGTTGCCAGGACGAACGCCAACTACCACAGCGATTTAGCTGCCATACGCGAGCCTGAAATGCAACCTCCTTTATAATGACGCATCATGAACAGCCTTATAGAGGATTTTACATTGACCACGGCTGAATTTATGCGTAGTCGGTTGACAAATATTTGTTCTCGTTGGGCTGAAGCCCGTAGAATAATGGGGACTCCTTTTGAAGGGCCTTACAGTTTTCGATACCACCCTTGGTGCCGGGAGATTCACGATTCGCAAGCTGTTAGGACGTATTCGATGAAAGCGGCGCAGCTAGGGGTAACTGAGGCTGCTGTAAATCGGGCATTTTTTACTTTGGATAAACTCAGGCGTGATGTATTATATCTCATGCCTACTGATAATAATGCCACGGACTTCTCGAAGGCGCGTTTCTCAATCGCACTGTCTCTCAGTCCATATCTAAGGAGTCTTTTCACCGATACGAACGCCGTTCATATAAAGCAGACAAGCACAAATACGCTTTATATTCGCGGTGCTAAAGGAAAGAGTAATCTGAAATCTGTTGCAGTTGCTCTCTTGGTTCTGGATGAAGTGGATGAAATGGACCCGAAAGCCGTTTGGCTTGCGTTTGAGCGTTTATCAGGTCAGAAAGAAGGCCAGAAGAATGTCTTAGGAATATCAACGCCGACTATTCCAAACTATGGCATTCATAAACTCTTCTTGACTTCGACTCAGGAGCATTACTTCTTTACTTGTCCACATTGCGACAAATTGACGGAGTTGATTTGGCCCGATTGTTTTGAACTTTTAGGGGAGACAATTAGCGATCCTCGCTGCAAAGACTCATTCATCAAGTGTAAAGAGTGCAAGCAGAGATTGGAACATAATGCGAAACAATACTGGTTGGCAAATGGGGTATGGGTGCCATCTGAAACAAACGCCAATCCAGAAGAGGCTCGCGGTTTTTATGTGAATCAACTTTACAGTTCTACGGTATCGCCCGGCGATTTGGCAATTGCATATCACCGTGGAGTTGGTGATGAAGCCGCGATGAAGGAATTTCACAACTCGAAACTTGGTCTTCCTTTTATTGGTCACGATGCCCAAATCACGGATGAAATGATCGACGCCTGTATCAGGACACATTCAAACAATGATCTTCCACCGGAAAATTCAATAATTACAATGGGTGTTGACCAAGGTAAGTGGTGTCACGTCTCGATTGTTGAGTGGCTTCGCGGTGAAGACATGAAAACAAAGGATATAAACCAGGTCGCAATCGCCAAGTTGTTGCACTTCACCAAATTCTATGAAGAAGATTGGGACCGACTTTGCGAGTTGATGAGGATTTGGCAGATTAGGGCCTGCGTGATTGACGCCGACCCTCAGATTAACGAAGCGCGCCGCTTTGCTCGAAAGTTTCATGGTTATGTGTGGCTTTGTCGTTACCGTCGCGGCTTGCAATCGAGAGAGGTAGCCGTCACAGAAGAAGACACTGGTTCACCAATGGCTACTGTGGATCGGACTAACTGGATGAGCGCTACATTCAGTAGATTCAAAACAAAACCACCCCGCATCTGGTTGCCAAAAGACCTTTCTGACGAGTACCGCGAACATATAAAGTCGCCAGTACGAACGTATGAGAAGGATGAGCACGGAAATCCGAGGGCGGTTTATTTGGAAACAGGGGCAGACCACTTTGCACATAGTTTGAATTACGCGGAGATTGGCCTATACTTCGCGGCTCAGATGTTGAGTGGGCAGAACATTGCTAACATCTTCTAGGAGACAGACATGAATTGTTTTCAGAAAGTACAAGCGGCACTTGGTTTGAACGGCAATATGCAGGACGATGGTTCTGATGTCGCTTACCTGGTGGTCGCCGCGCTAGCCGATAAGGAAGCTGCCTATGAGGCGGCACTAATTGCGTCTGGCGGCACGGTGCCGTCTGACACCTATCCGAACAATCCGTTCAAGGAAGTTCTCTACCGTCTACAGCCTTATCAAGGTTTTGGATACAAGTATGTCGCCCGATGCTTTGGAGCGCGGGCAACCTGATTTGTGCCCTCCGGGGCTTTCACTAGTAGTCCCGAAGGGACAGGAGAATAAGAATGGCAAAATCCGTCGTTACCAACACCAACAACTGTTTTCAGAATGTTCTCAGTAACCTTGCTCTCACTTCAACGAGTGAAGACAACGGTGCTGACCTGGCATATTTTGTTCTGTCCATTGAGGCAGCCAATCTTGCCGAGCTAATTACGGCGAGCAGCACTACGGGTCCGCAGGGCGGTGCCAGCGGCGATGACTACACGATTGCCGACACTTACAGCAATCAGATGCAAGAAGTGCTCCATCGCCTCCGGCCGTACTATGGTTTTGCATGGAAGAAGTTGTGCGCGTTTTTCAACGACTTTGACGACAGTGTTGGCGAGCCACAATAGTTCATGGAAGAAGTCAAGCGGTGCGGCAATAGTAGATGTCAGAAAGTGAAACCGCTTAGCGAGTTTCATAATGACAGACGGCAATCAGATGGAAAAGCCCATTACTGTAAAGCCTGCGCCAGGATAAGATCAAAAGCACGCACTTCAAAACAAAATCGCAGTTATAATCTGAAGAGATATGGCATAACGCTTGATGATTATGAGTGGCTTCTTAAAACACAAAATGGAAGATGTGCTATTTGCGGTTCTGATAGTCCTGGCAAAAAGGAAACATATTTCCATATTGACCATGATCATGTGACTAGAAAAGTACGCGGACTTTTATGTGAACGATGTAACATAGGGATTGGTTATTTTACACCTGAAAGTCTTGAGAAAGCTGCAAATTATTTGCGGACCTTTTCCGCAAACGAATGAGACTTCTGTTCGGCACATTTAACGCCTTGCGAAAGCCGCCGTTGAACTCGCCGCTATTATAAGGAGTGATCGTCGTGGTTGTCGAGTAATGTAGTTGCTCACTCATACGGTAACGTGTGATAGGTACAGTGCTATATGCTGGAAACCCTGAGTATCCCACAGTACGTTTACGTGAAAATCTGATGGGTGCAGGCAATCAGCAGGGAAGGCTTCGAGAGGAAAAGGCTCTTGATTGAACCCTCAACGACTATATGCACTGCTCCCGTAAGGGATGAAGATATAGTCTGGCCTCTATGGCGACATAGAGAGACAAGCAGAAATGACTTGTCCGGCGAAAGCCAGTAACAATTCGATATTACGAATATAGTCGAGGTACGGCATCCCTCTTACCTCAGTAGTCTCCTTGATTGGCGTAAGTGGCGCATCGTTTACAATGGTGGCGAATATTTCAGAAAACTTTATCTCAAGAAGTTTAGCCGCCGTGAAGACGATCTCGAATTCAATGATCGCTTGGAGATGACGCCGATCCCAGCCTACGCGAGGCTGGCGATTAACGACGTGCGCAATGCGATTTTTCAACGGATGCGCGACATTACGCGCCGTGGCGGGTCCACTGTCTATCAGTCGGCCGCGAACGGCTTGAATCTTGGCGTGGATAAGCGTGGCTCAACCATGAACGCCTTCTTAGGCATCAAGGTGCTTACCGATTTGCTAATCATGGGCCGTGCAGGTGTCTTTGTGGATGCTCCAGCCTTAACGGGTGAGGTGACGCTTTTCACGGCACAAGAGCAGCGTCCCTATTTGTATTTCTATCCAATCGAAGACATCCTAAGTTGGACGTGCTCAAAACCGGAAGAGCCCTCTGAGTTTCAAGCAATCTTGCTTCGCGACGTGGTGCTTAACTACGATCAGCGGACTTATTTGCCGACAACTACGGTCGAGCGATTCCGTATGCTTTGGATCAATCGAGACACCGGACTCGTTAATTTGCAGTTCCTTGATACGGACGGCAACCCGATTGATCGTCTCGGGAATCCCGGCGGCGTTTATGAACTGGAGTTGCGCCGTATTCCCTTCGTGCTGCTTGACCTTGGCGACAGCATGATTAAGGATATTGTGAATCATCAGATAGCACTCTTGAATCTCGGTTCGTCAGACATCAACTACGCTCTGAAGTCGAACTTCCCGTTCTATGTAGAGCAACGAGATTCCAGGGCCGCTGGTACACATCTCAAGCCGGCCGCTACCGATGGCACGGCAACCACAGGAGGCCAACCTAGTGCTAACACGAATATTGAGGTTGGTGTAGCACAGGGTCGGTCTTATGAGAAAGGCTTGAATCAACCAAATTTCATCAATCCGTCGAGCGAGCCCTTGAAGGCGTCGATGGATTTGCAAGAGAAGTTGGAAGATGAGATTCGCAAACTCGTACACTTGGCAGTTGCAAATTTGGCACTACGACAAAGTGCCGAGTCGAAGAGTATGGACAACCAGAATCTCGAAGCTGGCCTGTCTTATATTGGCTTGGTTCTGGAGAATGCCGAGCGTCAGATTGCAGAGCATTGGTCTGCGTATGAGGAACGAAACCCGATTCACCGGGAAATTCCGACAATCAAATATCCTGATGTCTACCAAATCAGAACTGACGACGACCGAATCGAGGAGGCTAGCAAACTCGTCAAGTTGATGGCTGTCGTGCCTGGTCGCAAAGTCAAGCGAGAACTGGCGAAATGCATCGTAGTTGCTCTCTTGGGCGGCAAGATCAATGTCGATGATCTCAAGGATATTAACGACGAGATCGACAAGGCACCTTATATCACGAGTGATGTCAACACGATTATTCAAGCCGTTGAAAATGGACTCTGCGGTGAGAAGACAGGCTCGATTGCTTTGGGCTTCGAGGATGATGAAGTCACTCAGGCTCGCAAGGACCATGCGCAGCGAGCGATTCGTGTGCTGCAAGCACAGATGAAGACTGCCGGTAAGCCTGGTGGAGGCGGCGCGCCGACAACAGAGGATAATCCGGCCGCGCGTGGCGCGCCTGATCTTTCAACCGATCCGAATAAGGCGGCTGAAGGCGAGAAAACAACAAGTCAAGACACAACCCTCTCTGACAGCACCAAACCGCTGACCCGAGGCGAGGGAAAAAAGAATGAGGAGTAGCCATGTGGGAAATTAAAGAAACATCGCCAATGAGCGATTTGGACCAAGGGCATTGTTTGGTCGGTAATGTGCCGACTCCGATTTCTTCGCAGCCGTTGAAGCGAAAAAATCGCGGCGTGCTACTTCACGCTCCCGGCCCCGGTGATCCTCGCGGTGCAAATACCGATGTTGTTTACATCGGCGGGGCTCAGGTTACGGCTGATCGGAATGCTGGTACAGGCGGCATTCCCTTGCTGCCCGGTGCAAGTCTGGAAATCCCGATTGAAGACCCGCAAAATCTTTACGGGGTCTCCGCGACCGCAGGACAAGACGTTGCTTGGTTGGGGATATAAGCCATGTTAATCTACAATGAACAACAAGGAACGATAGGGGCGACAGGGGCGACAGGCCCTTCGGGTGGTGCCGTAGGGGCAACAGGCCCGACAGGCCCACAAGGTATTCAAGGTCGCTACGGTGCTACTGGTGCCACAGGAGCAACTGGACCGACAGGGCCGAGTGGTCCATCTGGACCGAGTGGCCCATCTGGATCGCAAGGCGGAATCGGCCCATCAGGCGCAACTGGCCCGCAAGGTTTGCAAGGTGAGCCAGGTTCACAAGGGAATGTTGGCGGCACGGGGGCCGCAGGGGCAACAGGACCGTCGGGGGCCGTAGGGGCGACAGGACCATCAGGGGCACTTGGAGCAACTGGGCCGATTGGTGAAACTGGGCCAGATGGTGCAACTGGACCAAGTGGACCGGTTGGAGATACTGGACCGGATGGGGTGACAGGGGCAACTGGCCCGACAGGCCCGACAGGGCCTTCAGGACCAGCAGGTAACGACGGGGCTTCAGGTACTCCAGGTGGTCCGAGTGGAGCATCCGGGGCTACAGGTCCAACAGGTCCAATAGGAGCTACAGGTCCGACAGGAGCGGGGGCTACAGGCCCGACAGGTCCGAGTGGGCCAAGTGGGTCGAGTGGGCCAATGGGTCGAGCAGGCCAAACTGGTCTCACTGGTGCGACGGGTCCGACTGGTGTTGGCGCAACCGGCCCAACTGGCCCAACCGGCCCGATTGGTGTTGGCACAACTGGCCCAACTGGTCCGACTGGACCGGCAGGCCCGACTGGACCGGCTGGTGCGACTGGGCCGGCTGGTGGCCCATCAGGACCGCAGGGTGAGCCGGGTGTTCAAGGTGATACTGGAACAGTTGGCGCGACAGGTGCAACTGGATCAGTTGGTGCAACCGGTCTAACAGGATCAACTGGGCCGACTGGTCCTACTGGTGTTGGTGCGACTGGTGCGACAGGGCCGACGGGTCCGGTTGGTGATCAAGGGGAGACAGGAGTGACAGGGGCGACAGGGGCAACAGGCCCGAGTGGTGCCGCCGGGCAGCAAGGTGGTATTGGGGCAACAGGACCGAGTAATGGTTTGCCGTCTCCACCTGCTCACACTGCTTTAACAGTAACATATAAGTTGCAAGTCGCGGCGAATGGTGTGGTGTCATGGGTCGCCGGTTAGTGAGGTGTGACCGTGTTAGAATACGAATCCCCACCTTTTATACCGGGTCCGACTGGACCTACCGGCCCGACGGGGCCGAGTGGCGGTCCATTTGGGTCTAGTGGTCCTAGTGGTCCGAGCGGGCCGTCAGGGCCTTCGGGTCCATCTGGATCGACTGGGCCAACAGGTCCGACAGGTCCAACAGGTCCGACAGGTCCATCTGGGCCAACTGGTCCTATTGGTCGTTTTGGCTTGAATTGGCTTGGGGATTGGGATGAGGATACGACCTATGTGCCGCACGATGCTGTATTTTATAGTGGGTCATCTTATGTCGCGGTTGCAGTCAATCAAGATGACTCTCCTCCTTCGGATAATTGGAATATTATAGCCGAGGGAGGTGGTGGCGGGGGTGGTGGCGGGGGTGGAGTAGGTGCTACGGGCCATACAGGCCCGACAGGCCCGACAGGCCCGACAGGCCCGACAGGCCCGACAGGTTTGACTGGTGGGACAGGTGGGGTTGGTGGTGCTGGCTCGACAGGTCCAACTGGCCCAACAGGCCCAACAGGCCCGACAGGTTTGACTGGTGGGACAGGTGGGGTTGGTGGTGCTGGCTCGACAGGCCCAACAGGCCCAACAGGCCCAATAGGCCCGACAGGTTTGACTGGTGGGACAGGCGGAACGGGTGGTGTTGGAGGAACTGGTTCAACAGGTCCGACAGGTCCAGCCGGTACGGTAGGCAGTGTTGGAGGAACTGGTTCAACAGGCCCGACAGGCCCGACAGGCCCGACAGGCCCGACAGGCCCGAGCTACGCTGGCACGTCAGAGACAAGTTTTGTTGTCGGCGCGACTGGTGTTCAAACAGTTACCGTAGATCAAGTCAGTTTGGCTTATGTTGTTGGTAGTCGGGCGAGAATCGCCTCCACAGTAACTCCAGCGACACTTTACATTGAAGGCATCGTAACAGCCTACTCAGGCACGTCGCTGTCGTTGACGACAGACACCGTAGTGGGTTCCGGTACGACAGGGGCTAGTTGGGACATTTCGCTA